ATTAAGTGGACACCACTTGAAGGTAACGTTGACGGCGTTGTTAAGGTTGTATCTTTTACAGGTGAACTTAACTACAAGCAAGATGTTGATGCTTTTAACGCTATCCGTGAAGGATACTTAAACAAGTAACTATCTCTGAGGGGGGATACAACGTGGGTTTGACTGCAGATTATTTGGGAGGCAAGAGGTAGTGTACGACTTAAACAGTTTGTCACCTATGAAGCGTAACTGGTTGCTTCGTACTTCTAATATCCCTCGACGGTTTCTGGGATTAGAACCATCAGACATCATTGCCCATACAGGTTCTTTTCCTAAGCAAATTGCTGAGTGGATAGACACTGTTCTTGAGGGTGATGTTATTAAAAGTATTGGTGGGCTAGGTACAACTGGTGTAGGACTTCTTTTTGATGGCGGTCCAGGTCTTGGAAAAACTACACATGCAGTTGTAGCAGCCATGGAAATTGTTCGCCGAATGTCAAACGATGATACTTCCATATCTAGCCTGTTCAAGTTAAAGCAGAGTGATGTGAGTATGGCTTTTCGACCAGTTCACTACTTGACTTATCCAGAGTTTCTTTCTTACAAGAAATCCTCTTTTGATGCAAACGGGTCTGAGAAGCAGTCTCTCAATGACAAGTTGGACGGTTTACATGGTCGTTCAGAGTTTGACTGGTTAAACGTCAGAGTTCTTATTATTGATGATCTTGGAAAAGAGTACGGGTCTAAGTATGACGATGCTTCTTTTGATGAGATTCTTCGTATACGATATGACCGTGCTTTACCAACAATAGTTACCACAAATGTTAAACTTGAGAACTGGGAAACACGGTACTCTGAGGCTATGGCAAGTTTTGCCAATGAAGCATTCATACGTGTACCTATAGTTGGATCAGACTTAAGGGAGAAAGGATGAACGCAGTGACTTCTTGGCGCACTATTCAAGTGTTCATCTCTGCTGGCGGTGCTGGCGTATTTGAAGTAGAAGTTGATACCGACACTAAAGACTTGCGATGCAACTGTCCCGTGTGGGCTAAGGACGGGTCTTGCAAACATACTCGGTTTATTAACCAAAAGGGTAAGAGCAATCGAGGAAGTTACTTCATTAGTATTCCTACTGAAGTTCCTGAAGGTGAACTTGAAGAGGCCTTTGATGATCCAAAAAAGTTTAGAGATCTAATTATTAAATACAACACCATAGAGGTACTATGAAAAATGGGGACATCTCGAATGAAACGCCGCCTCGTATTATTGTCCATATTGATGTCGTGGCTTTTAGTGAAGTTGTGGAGTCAAAGAAACTACTCAGGACTACAGAAGAAAAAAAAATAACTAAGTTAAACGCAGTCGCACTAAGTCAACTGTGGAACTTAGGAAACAAATTTGGACTGTCTATCGAACTTGCTGCTTACGAAGATGACCTTTGGACTCAAGAACACTTAGACAACTTCATGGAAAGGTTAGACCGCAGAGGTGCTAACCCTTTTAACTATGCAGAACTGTATGCTGATATAGAGAACTTTATAGATGATTTACCATACAGGGCTAACTTTAAGGGCATGATAGACATTCCTAGCAGAGTTGCTCGATATGGATCATGGGGCGTAGAATTAAATAACTTATAAGGGGCAAACGTGAACAACGAACAACGGTTAATAAGTAAGATCATTCGTGAACGTAACATCGTTCCAGCACTACAGCGCAAAGTAAACGCAGCCTGGTTCTTAGACCCTGACAATCGTAAAGTTTGGGAATTAGTTGTACAGCACTATTCTGAGTACAACGAGATTCCTTCAGAAGTTGTTATCTCTGATAACTATCCTAACTACGTAGTCTTAGAAGAAGAAAAGATCGCTGACAACGTCGAGTACATCCTCGACAAGATGGTTGCTCTTCGCAAGGAGATGATTACTCGCAATGGTCTTGAGGCGTCTGTTGAACAGATCCGCATTGGCGAATACGACGGTGCTCTTATCCAAATGGAAAAGACCATCACCCTTGTTAATGATCAAGGCGTATTAGGTACCCACGAGTTAGATCTGAGTAAAGATACCGATGAACGTTATCAAGAGTACTTAAAATTACAGAACGAAGAGTTTCTTGGAATCCCAACAGGATTTGAAAAGATTGACGAAGCAACCGCAGGTTTGCAGGGCGGTCAGTTGATAACCATCATTGCACCACCAAAGACAGGTAAATCTCAGATCGCATTGAAGATGGCTATCAATGTTCATGAGCAGGGTAAAGTTCCTATGTTTCAGTCTTTTGAGATGAACAACAAAGAACAACAACAACGTCACGACTCTATACGCGCCCATATCTCGCACACACGTTTGCGTAGAGGAAAGTTGACTACAGCAGAAGATAAGCGCTTTACAGACATGCTTGATCGCATGGATAAGATGCAGTCATTTCACCTAGTTGATGCTGTAAATGGGCTTACAGTCTCTGCTTTGTCTGCAAAGATCCAACAAACTAATCCAGATGTTGTTTTTGTAGACGGTGTGTACTTGATGCTAGATGAGGTTTCTGGAGAGATGAACACTCCACAAGCGATCACTAACATTACTCGTGCATTAAAGCGTTTAGCACAGCGCATTGACAAGCCTGTAATCATTACTACCCAGACTCTTCTTTGGAAGATGCGTGGTGGAAAAGTTACTGCAGACTCAATCGGTTACTCATCTTCCTTCTTCCAAGACTCAGACGTAATCCTTGGTCTAGAGCAGGTAGAAGAGGATGAAGAAGTTCGTAAGTTACGCGTAGTTGCAAGCCGTAACTGCCCACCTACAGAGACCTCTATTACATGGCTTTGGGAAACAGGTTGTTTTCATGATGAGTCTGAGACGACTAAGTGCAACTACTGCACAACTTGGATGTTAAATCGCCCATGATCGATTATGAGAAGGTCATCGTAGGCTTAGACCTAAAGTTTACCTCTCAGCGTGGAGTTGAACTTGAAGGCCTATGCCCTATGCATAAGGCACGTACAGGTAAAGAAGATAACCATCCTTCATGGTGGTTTAACACCGACAACGGTATGCACCTGTGCTTTTCCTGCGGGTATAAGGGCAACATCTTTACCCTTGTTAGAGACTTAAAGGGAATCGACTACTTCGATGCCCAGGAGTTCGTGAACGAGCAGAAGGAATCTACGGCAGACTACTTGTTAGCACGGTTGCGTGACCTGCCTGTGTACGAGGTACCAGAAGAGCCATTAGAGATGTCAGAAGCCCGTTTAGCGGTCTTTACAGAGCCTCCTGAGATAGAACTACGAAAGCGGTTTCTAACCTCAGATGCTGCACGAAAGTGTGGGGTTCTTTGGGATCCCAAAACTTCAGCATGGATCTTGCCTATTCGTAATCCTGAGAATTACAACCTGTGGGGATGGCAGGAGAAGGGCGCCCAAGGAAGGTTCTTTAAGAACCAACCAGGAGGAGTTAAGAAATCTAAGAGCATGTTCAACATCGAGAACATGAGCACAGACACTGTGATCATCGTAGAATCGCCCCTTGATGTTGTTCGTCTAGAATCTGTAGGTTATACAGGGGCAGTATCACCCTATGGAGCAGCACTGAGTGATAGTCAAGCAAAGATCTTACGTAATGCTAAGACCATCATGGCAGCCTATGACAAGGATGATGCAGGTCGTAAAGCCTCTGAAGAGATCGTAAAGTTTGCTCATACATACGGGATGAATCTGACCTTCTTTAACTACAACGGCATAGATGTCAAGGACATTGGCGATATGACCGAAGAGCAGATACACTGGGGTATCAAGCACGCTCGTCACATGGTGGAAGGTAAGGCTGCATACACATGGATTTAAGAGATAAAGATCGTCCCCTACACGTGTGCGTTTGTGGTTCCACGCTGTGGAATGTTAAAGCAATGTTTGAAGATGGAGAGATATCTCTGTACATGTTGGATATGGAATGTGCGTTATGCAATAGCCTAGCAACTGCTCCTACCCCCATAGATAATGTTTAAAGGCACATTAAAGCCCTACCAAGTAGAGTCAGTAGACAAAATGGTAGAGCGTAAGCAAATGCTTGTAGCCTTTGAGATGGGTACAGGTAAGACTGTTATGACCATTGCTGCCTTGGAAAATCTGCAGTTAGAAGGAAAGACCCTTGTCATTGCGTTGTCTAGCCTTAAGTATCAATGGCAAAAAGAGATCACTAAGTTTTCTGACTCTACATCTACTGTTGTAGACGGCTCTAAATCTGCACGAGAAAAGCAGTGGGCATCAGATAGTAAGTATTTAATATGCAACTATGAGGCTGTTGTTAATGATTGGGATCTAGTTAGCAAAGTTAAGTGGGATGCAATCGTGTGCGATGAAGCGACCGCTATAAAAGGCTTCCGTTCTCAACGGTCCAAGAAGGTCAAACAGTTATCTAAAGATGTAGAAGTTAGGTTTGCGCTGACTGGTACACCAATTGAGAACGGACGCCCTGAAGAATTGTATTCTATTTTTCAGTTCGTTGATCCTTCACTGCTTGGAAGATTTGATTTATTTGATCAGACGTTTATCGTGCGAAATCATTTTGGTGGTGTACAACGCTATCGCAACTTGCCCTTGTTTCACGAGCGTGTAAAAGTTGCATCAGTACGTAAAACACAAAGCGATCCAGACGTAGCACCATACTTACCCGATACGATACATAGAGATCCTGTGTACGTTAAGTTTGATAAAGATAGTAAGTACTTGTATAACTACATCGCTGAAGAACTTCAACAGGAGTTACTTGAAGCGCAGCAATTACTTGGTGCAAGTTTTTCTTTGATGGCTCATTACGGACATGAAAATCAAAGAGGAGGAGCAGCAGATGCTCTTCGTGGATCTATCATGTCAAAAATTACTGCCATGAGGATGCTCTCTGACCATCCCTTACTACTATTAGACTCGGCAAAAAAGTTTGAAGAAGAACTCGGTGAAGGCAGTAGTTATTGTTCAAGTTTAAAAGAACGAGATCTACTGACTCATACAAAGTCCTACAAACTCAATGTACTTAAACAGTACGTAGAAGATCACCTGGATACAGACCCAGATGCCAAGGTAGTGGTTTTTACCTCTTGGGTAGGAATGGTGCATCTAATTCAAGAAACAGTAGGCGGCACTACTTATACAGGTCAAATGGATGCAAAGCAAAAAGAAGCAAGCAAAGAGAAGTTTTTAACTGACCCAGAGTGTCGTGTCTTTATTTCTTCAGATGCAGGTGGGTATGGTGTAGATTTGCCAAACGCAAACCTATTAATTAACTACGATTTGCCTTGGAGTGCGGGGTTGTCAGTACAGCGGAACGGACGTATTAAACGTGCGTCTAGTCGTTGGCCTACAGTCATAATCCAGGACATTTTGATGCAAAACTCTATTGAAGAGAGGCAGTACGACATGTTGGCGCAAAAGAACGCGGTAGCAGATGCTGTACTAGATGGGGCAGGTATCAACTCAAAGGGTGGAGTTGACTTAACCGTAGGATCTCTGATAGGGTTCCTTACAAATAATAGGCCATAGGAGGAAACATGGCGCGAGTACAAGACGCAGAACCACGTAACGTAACTGAGGATGACTTCATTGGTCAAGCCAAAGAGTTTGTTTTTGTTAAAAAGCAACTTGATTACTTTGAAAAAAAGTCTAAAGAACTTCGTGAAAAGATCTTTTCCAAGATTGATGAAGACGGAGAAATTGACAGTGAAGGCCATGTCCTTCTAGCATTTGATGAGCCTATTGACGGAGTCTATGGGTTTAAAAAGCAACGACGAGTTTCCCGCAAGATCAATGAAGAACTTGCAGAAGAACTTATCATTGAAAAAGGTTTAGAAGATAAGTTGTATAAGACTATCCGTGTAGTCGATGAAGACGCACTGATGGCTGCTATGTACAGCGCAGAACTTACTGAAGAAGAAGTGGATAGCATTTACCCACTTGTTGTTTCATGGGCAATCGTTCTTAATAAGAAGTAACTGATGCCAGGTTTACGTGGGGACGATGAGATCCTTGCATCTTTCTCTGACTTAGAGTACCTTCCAGGTTCTAAGAAGAAAAAGCGCAGGGAACCAGATCCTAAAGTTTCTCGCCGTAAAAAAGGTGAGAGCAATGGTTGGGATGAAAACCCAATCATTAAGTCATTAGGTGGAGAAGAAACAGAGGTCTTTACTATCGGTGCGTTAGCGCATGCTTTAGAAAAAACCATTGTTACTATCCGCTTATGGGAGCGCAAAGGGTATATCCCACGTGCCCCGTATAGACTTCGGTCAAAGACTCTTAATGGGTCTAAGACTGGGGGAAATCGGGTGTATACCAGAGCGCTCATAGAATCTGCCATTGAGGAATTCTCAGTGCGTGGACTTCTAGGCTCCGCTCGTGTAGAGTGGAGTAACCTCGATGATCTTACTGAAGCGTTAATTCGTAGATGGAAGATCATTACAGAAAACGAGGGTCAGAAATAATTCTGACTCAATGCCAACTTGCATAACCTACAGAAAAGACAACCATGACAATCACACAACCAAAGTTCCAAGCAGCAGAATACTCTGCTGATGTCGAAGCAACCACAGCAGAGGAAGTATCTGCACCGAAGGCACCGTCCACTGTAAAAGGTGGTTGGGATGCGCTAGACAGTCTCATGAAGCCTGAAACAACCGCTTATCCAACAGACTTCAAGTTTAGTGAAGATCCTGTTCTCATCAAGTTCTTAGAAGATGGGCCATTTGCAGTTTACGAACAGCACTGGATTGAGC